GTTAAAGTTAATGCTGCTTCAGGGAAAACCTGACCAACATCAACTAATGGATTATTAGCTGCTTGCTGAATAATCCTAAATGTCTGCATCACTGACAATAAGTTAGTGTACTTATCATCAATATCATTGTTAAGCCCATTTTCAATGAGTTCACAACAAATTCTGATGCAAATGTCATCAAGATTATCAAAACCTAACAACTCAGATAAGAATTTATCTGATTTGCTATTCTTTTCTAATACCGAAAAGATCTTATGATCCATCGATATTTCCTCTAACTCCTTTTCAGGCAAGAGTTTGAAAAGATCTTCGAAGCTTTTTCTAGGTTTCTTAGGATTCTTGAAAGCTAATTCACGGTCACCCATGAAAATTCCACTCATGGTACTATCAAGTATCGAAATTACCAATGAGTAGTTGGTACGAGCCCTTTGACTATCCGTTAATTCAAATCGGTTAGTAAATCTAGGAGACACTGATGTAGCATAACCGCTATATAATGTCCTCACAATCCACTTGCCATCAGGGAAGTGACTCATACATTGGTCTAGGAATTTTTCATAATTGAAATATCCTACTTGTGTTCTCCATATGGCCACAGCTAAGTGACCATATTCAGTCTGCTCTAACTTATTAGATAAGTATAGAGTTGCCAACCTATATGGAGTCGGACTAAAGTTCACTCCATTTAAATAATCAACTTTAGCGAATGAAGCTAAAGCTTTACGATCATTATAATGGGTATATACTCCCTTATCATCATTTACAAGGAAATTTGCAAATGAGCAAACTCTCTTATAACTGTCAAGAACGGATATCCCATCTAGTTCTAGATCAAATTCTGGCTCAATCGTATTAATGATTGAATCATCACCTAGGACACGATAGAATTCCTCTGGTCTTCTGTCCTCAAAATTACACATCTTCATGACCATTAACATCATGAAGTGATGAGCTATTGAGAAAGCATCGAAGCTTCCCAATAATCCTTGTGGCTGACCTGTTAATTGCAGATAATCCACACTAGTACCATCATTAAAGACAAAGGTCTTTCTTGATTGACTTAGGAACCTCCAGTAATTACTTACTTCAGGACCCATCAGAAATTCGAGAACTTTACATTGAAATTCTTGATCCATAGTATCTGTTGCATTAGAGAAATCTAAACAATAGATTCCAATTCGCTCTGGTTCTTCTTCTACGGACCATTGCAATGTAAGACGCTGGGCAAATTCACGCCCTTCTTGTTGATTTTGGGAACAATCAGACTTGAGAACTGATAATCCTCTCTTAATGCACCTATGAATATAGTTGCATCTATCTTGAATAGCGTTTTCACTAATGTGAATACCTCTCAATTTAAATTTTCCAGGATTCTGGATCATTATAGTCTTGATAGGTCGGTCTAAGGTATCGGTCTCTTTTAAATAATGGCTTTTGTAACCTACAAAGTTATCAAAGGCAATTACTTCAGGTTCCGACACATAGGTGTCTCTCTCCAAAACAGAATTTAGGATCGATTTCCTATTTCCTTCTCCCTCACGAGTCTGTGAAGTAGCTTTCATAGATATATAATAGTCGTCTTCGGTATAACCCTTAGACATCTCAGCCTTGATAGTAGACACGCATTTTTGCATATCTCTAACATAGCTCTTATTTGAAGACTTTACATCCTCAAATACACTATCGAGAAGATTTAACATATAAATCTCTTCTTCTTTCTCAATATCCATCCTTTTGGATGTTAAGATATTGAGCAAGTTTTCCTCCTGCTGACGGATTATTTCCCCAGTTGGATTCATACTTTTGTAGGCTCCCATAATGAGCTGCAAATCCTCCATAAGAACTTTGAATTTCATCAAAGACTCCCCGAGATTACCTTCCTGCATAACTGCATAATGGAAGATATTTATCATTACTTTGGCCATCAATATTGATGATGACAAATGTAACTTCCCGGAGAAAGCGATTGTTTGGTTGCTTTCCCATCCACCATCAAGAGATCGATCTGCTANAATGCATATCGTACTCTTTAAGTAGTATGGGCAGGATGAGCATATGCTATATCCTACACAGCCGTCTGGAGTGTAAACTAAATTGGTTAGTTCACCTACAAACGAAGGATCCATAGATACTTCAGTAAATATGGACTCAATAAGATTTTGAACGACTTTATCATCGTCTTTCATCTTATCAGCTAATCTAGCAGCTTGATCACTAGATTTAACTTTATTAATATTTCGACCAGTGAGGTCTAGATATTGTTTAACCCACTTTTGGATGTTAATCCAAAGATGTGTTTCGAGCAATTGAGATAAACCCAATGCTTTTGCATCGTCTGTGAATAACTCAAGAATTGAATTGAGCACGGTCTTAAGATCACTCCCTTTATAATCAACTAAGGGGTTAATCTTGTTCTTATGGTGCCGGCTTCTCTGAAGTTGATGCATCATGATTGATACCTCCAGTTTGAAATATTAGTATTTCTTTTGGATTACA